TCATAATGAAGTTGTCACTTTATATTTTGTAGTATATGTGTACTCCTTGCCATTATGTATATAAGTCCATCTCAATGTCAATTCATTGAACACGCCTCTAATACTAACATCTTCTCGATAACTGGAACCAGCTTTCAAGATATTATTGTCATAAGAATTGGTAAGAAGAACGTTCTCATTATCATCTATGACTGTATAATTAGTCAACAGTATGTCTTCCTTGCTATTATTAATGATTTCACATCCAATGATACCTTGTATATATCCACCAACATTAATCATGGAAGTAAATGTTTTGGAGGTTATGTAATCACTAATCTCCTTCTTCTTTACTATGATATTAGATGTAGCTGTAAATCCACCGTCCTCTGTGGTGACTGTGATTACCGACTCACCATAAGATTTAGCCGTAACAAGTCCATTCTGATCTACGGTTGCCACAGATTCATTTGAGCTAGCCCAGACTACCTTGCTATTCTCTGCGTTGTTAGGTTTTACCGTGTCAACCAATTGAAAGATCTCTCCAATATCTAACGTTACTTGAGATTTGTTCAATGCGATGCTTGTAACTTTAACACCTTCCTCTGCTACATTTGCTTTACCGTCTTCCATGTTGACAGTGAAGATATAGCTATGTTTCATTCCATTATATAGGACAGCATCCACCTTGTATTCCCAAACATTAGCAGACTTGTCAAGTATAGTGTAACTGATTTTAGAGTCAGATGGTAGTTCAATATCAGTAAGATTGGTTTTCCAAACGGATTTACCCTCTTTAATATTAAACCTCTCAAATGAGATAGGAGGGTAAGAGTAGTCAAACTTGATGCCTTCTTCATATGAAATGGGGGTTACATTCCCATCTCTAAAAAAATAGCTATCCTCAATTGTAAACAGAGGGTCTCCTTCACTGGAATAGCAACGATTGCCAATGAAGACTGACTCATTGTACCAATCATAAGTATTCATATAGTTATTGTTAGCCTCTAACGGTGTACGTTTAGTCTTACCATTGCTTGTAAAGATGGTTTGAGGAACGCTACTCAATCTAAATGTAACAATATCCCCTGTCTTCGTCTTCTTATAATAATGTAAGGTGACAAGCCCTATCCTCATCTCTTTATATTCTCCATAACCTGTATGAACTTGTTGTATGGTATCAGTCTCTTCAATGTCCAGCCATGTTGATTTAAGTTTCTTAGTAATAGTGTCAAACTCGCTGAACCAAAGATGTTTGTTCTTTATGCCAGTTAATAGCATGGAACCTTCTCCTGCTAAAGCAAACCTACACTTAATGTCAGAATAATCATCCATGTACTCTGCGAAGTTCTTATCAGTGTCATTAAAGAAGTTATCGCCAGTTGGTATAGAAACAGGATCTTCTATCTCGAATTTGCCACACGAGTATAACCCCATACTCAATGCAACCAATAGTAAGGTTGCTAATAATCTTAATGTCTTCATGTTATCTTAGTCCTTAATTTATTAATTAATAGTGTTTATAAATATCCATAATGGAGTTAACCAGAACGGTTATAATTTCCTCTCGTGTACACATTGGTGGACAATGAAATCGTTTGCAGAATTGATAGTGTACGTCAACTCTCCATGCAAATGTTGAATGTTTCAGTATATAAAGATAATCTTCATGGTTATTAAAGAAGATTATCTGAATTCTATTTCCCCTATGCTTATTGTACCAAATTTCAAAACTTGTACACTCTTGATAGTAATCCTTCTGTTCTTCATCTATGCAGGATGCTATCCATATAAGATATGTGGATAAACATTGTTGATATGTATATGTATAAGGAGCAACAGGCATTATCGTTTATAATAAATGTCGACCATTAATTCTGCTGAGGAGGAATTTATAATTCTTTCAATTCTATTCATGCAATCATCTCTTTCATAATCAGTGAATTCTTCAAAGTGCTCATCGAAAACATCACAGACTTGAGATGATATATGTTTTAACCAATCGTTGGGTAATGTCCCAGCTTTCTTTTTAAACTCTAAGCATATATCGCATGCGTACATCACACATTCATCAATTAATTGGGGCATAAACATAGGTTTGGTATAATTATCAGTGCGTATTGTTATATTATTAACAATATCATGCCAGAATGTATCTTTGTAGTTTGGTTTTCCTAAAGAGTAAGGGCGTGATATAGTGTTGTTGTAATCTCTATTTATGCGTTGTTGCTTTTCGTCCATACCTGTGTAGCTATTGTTACTTACTCTTCTATTAAATTCAGTTTCACTGATCTTTTTAAATCCCTTGGGAGATATAGGCACATAGATTGTATCCTGTATTTTAAGAATGTAAGTATAAGGATTATAGATTTCTACAATTTCACCAACCATCCCATTTTGAGGATAAAAGTTATGTTTACTCCATTCTGTAGCATTAGCATTCACACCTTCGATGCATAGAGATAAAGAAGAGTAACACTCTCCTTTGTCTGTGATTTCAGCATATTGTTTCATTTTATATAAAGTTTTAAAATTAGACTTGGTTTAAAAGTGTAACATCAACATATGGACTCAGTCCTTGATTGTCATATTCAACATCTTCGACATCTAATCCAAATATCTTCATAGAAGAACGTATGCTTCTTAAATGTCCCTCTAAATTGGCTCCATATATAGCAATAGAACCTATCTTTCCTCTTTTACCTCCATAGAAACTAAATCTAGTAATGGGATTTCCATATAAATGAATAAGAATGTAGATGGAACCAGAAGTATGGTCATAATCACTTTTCTCAATGCTATATTGAGAGTACATAGGATGAGCTTTTAAGTTATGGTAGATATTCTCTATTAACTGTAAACTCGCTTGGCTTAATTGAAATGTAGCAAACATAATTATATTGATCTCGCTTACCCGTTCCCATAGGGGAGCTATTAAATGTAAGAACGTGAGGAACTACAACATTTTACTGTTGCCACGCCTGTTTAACTTTAACTAATTACTGATTCTTGAATGAATATAAATCTTCCCTCACTATTTGCAAGAAGGAGTATAGATCATTATCCCTACCTTGAATTGGTATGATAATGCTCATCGCTGCATCTGGCATCTTATCACCTTTACTTGATAAGGTCTGTAACCTATTTTCTACTTCAAGGCATAATCCTGCTTTGTCTGGCTTAGGACACCTTTGCAATTTCACCATCAACTTCATAATGGCTCTACAATCACGGAGTAAGGAAATCCTGTCTACTAGTGTGAATAACCCCATAAGATTAAATTTAAAGCTGCTTACCTGTTCCCTTCAGTAAGCTATTAAACACAAAGAAGGCGTGGAAACTATTGAATATTACCATTGTGAGGCACTCTTATTTCTAAGAGTTCTGGACTGCCCTGATTGGATAATAAACAATAGCCCACGCCAAACGATATATAGACTACCTTATGAGATAGGTATATAACATTGACGTGAGCGCTCTTGCTCATTAACTCCAATCATAGAAATGTCCAGTTTCACAATGGGTTAATTTCAGTACGCTCTGTTAACTTATAATGTCCTCCGTTCAGTGACCTAACGCTTTAGGAGTGAAGGATTACAATGCAAAGTTACTAAATCGTTTGAATTGGCAAGAACTATTGTTCATTAAAAATCAGAGGTAAGCCTAAAGTCATATATCTGGGACAGGTATGAAATCTTACTCTCCCCATATAAGAGTCAAATTCTCAACTTCCATACCCGCCTTGAATTTTCATCATCATGTCAACATATTGTTGGTGATTTACAATGGGCTATCTTCGACATAAGTTTTAAGACTTTAGATGTATATGGATTCTTGGAATTGGTGTAATTGACTATATAGTATAGGGCTGAAATGCCAAACTGTGAAGAATTGATTTTAGATGCTTCTCAACTTAATATTTTAGATGTACCATATATATAAGGTGTAGATGCTTACTTCTCCGTTTGAAATTTAGGGTAGAACAAACTTAGATTGGGGTATATAAAGCTAACCTTACTTTAAATTTGTCCTGCCTTTCAAAGTGATTTCACGACATTAACCCTGCTCTGACAAGTAACCTCTTAACTTGGGTTATCTGGAATTGGCAGCCCTTAGATGTTACGAAGCCTTGCTCATTCAACAAGTCAGTCATTTCAGAGAGTGACTTACCCTGCATTGACAGTGACCGTAGCAATGCGATTGCCCTCATATTATTGGGATTGTTTTCAGCTTTAGCCTTATTGGTACGGGAGCTATTGTAGATAGCTTGCTCAAACTTGTTCATCAAGTTATCAGACTTTCCTAACTTGATTCCTCTTGCTTTCTTAGCCTGTAATGATTGCTTGGTTCTCTGACTAATTAACCCCGCTTCGTATTCTGCGATGGATGATATAATATGTAGGATTAGCCTATTAGCTTGTGGAAAGTCGCAGAAGATAATCTCAACATCTGATTCCAGAAGTTTAGATGTAAATGCTACGTTCCTTGACAACCTATCCAGTTTAGCGACAATCAGAACAGAGTTAGTCTTCCTGCACATTGCCAAAGCTGCGAGAAGTTGAGGTCTGTTAGACTTCTTGCCGCTCTCCGTTTCAATGTATTCAGCAAGTATGGGTTTATTCTTTACATGGTTATGTATGATTTCTCTTTGGGCTTCCACTCCTAAACCAGATAGCTGTTGTTTCATGGTAGATTGCCTTAAATATGCTATGTATGTCTTCATGATTCACATTAATTAGTCGTTGGTTACAAATGCTGAATGTTCGTTCAGTTTATGTAAGTTGGACACCCTGTTGTGGATGCCCAACTAAATTAGAACGGTCTATCTCCATATTGGTATGATAAGATGGAATGATAAACCCTGTCATAGAATGAAAATCCAGCACAGGCATGGAAGTAACTTTCATGTATCACAGTGTATTCACTATTCAGTCTGCTGGCTTTATCCAATAAACTGTCAAACTTGTATAGCCAATATTTTAGGGCTTGCAGCCGTTTGATGTATTGGAGATTGTTCTCACTGGTGGATAGCTTTTCCTGTAATGATATAATGTGATTAATCGCATTATCAATGTCTTTGGTATTCATAAGATGTAATCTTTAAATAGTTAGTAGATATAAAGAAAGGACACCTAACTTAATAGATGCCCTTTCAATTAGTAAATTGTATGTAGTGGTACTACTTCTTGGAGTAATGGTGTCTCATTGAGAAGATGGAGACCTCTATCATATCGTCATGTACAGAGTAAATGAGACGGTGCTCTGAATTAATCCGTCTTGACCACTTACCTGCCAACTCATATTTAAGAGGTTCAGGTTTTCCAATCCCAGCATAAGGATGTTCAGCTATATCATTCAATAAAGCTTTAATTTTATCTATGATAGCTGTATTGCCACTTCGTAAGAAGTATTGATAATCCTTACGTGCTTGGTCTGACAATATTATTCTGTACATGCTACCCGATTTAAGAAATCATCAATGCTTTCTCCTTCATTCTGGGCGATGGCATTACCATTCTTAATATCTTCCTCTCCTTTACGAATAGCGCCCATTGTGTCAGGTGACGACATGATATATTCTGTCTCCTTTAATGAATTATATTCATCAAGGGAAATCATTACTACTCCGCTTCCCTTACCACGGTTGACGATTACAGTTTCACAATCATCAATTACAGAGTCAATATAACCTTTAAGATTTGCTCTTAAATCAGTATAATTAGCTGTTCTCATAAGTCCTCCTTTTATTTACTGCAAATATATGTACTTATTTACGTACTTGCAAGTTTAATTAGTTAATTATTAGACAAAAGGAAGGACACCTAAGTAAATAGATGCCCTTTCTTCTCTCAATCAATGAACCACCTATAAGCATCATCACCTTGCAGTGCAGATGTTATTCCTTGCGCTATATCAGTAGCGTTTAACGCTCTGTCCAAATAAGTATCAATATAGCTTGACTTGTTACTACCCGTAAGTAAGTTGTAGAACCGCCACATCGATAATTCCCTGCCATATCCGTAGAAATTTTCATCATTCACATAAGCCCTTGCCACTTGGTTAATCTGACTATCCGTCATTAACATGGGTGGAAGTTTACGCTGGTTGATAGAAGGTAGACTTTGATATAATCGCATTTTACCCAATATCTGTGCGAATTGGTGCTGTGTAAGTGAATGATTACCAAATTCACGCATGAGTTGAAGGTGGCGACTTGGGTTGTACTGCTGGAACAATTCCAGTGCTTCCTTAAATAGCTGGGTAGTATCACTCGCCCTAATGTCGTTCTTCAAACCATCCGTGAACAGACAGAGGTTACAGCAAACAAGGTTCTTGAAGCCAATTCCAATGCTGAACCTTTCCACTGTCTTACGTGAATATAGGTTCTCTCTGTTGAAGGCCCGCACACCTGTAACAGTAAGATTGAGCTTATTCCCTTCAACGATCTGCTGAATGGATGGAACTTCATAAGCGAATGCGCAACGCTCGTAGTAGATCGTACGATCACTATCCTGTAATTGGCTTGCTGGCTTATGAATGGCAGAAGGCACCCTACCTTTAATAATATGTGACACACGAATGTCTGGTTGCTCAATCCGTTCACCGCTAAAGAAATTCTGGACTGCTTCACCTACTGTCTCAATGAATGCAGCGTGTGAAACAGTAAGCTCGTTATCCTTGCTGAAGACTGGAACAATGCAATCGTTCTTTAGGTGATTGATGGTTGCTTCCTGCGTGTTACTCTCAATGAAGTGTAGGACATTCTTGTGCTTGGGCACTAGCAAAGTAGCTTCCTCCGCTGCTGATTGTAAACTCTGAAACCTTCTCTCTCTTGCCTCAAACGGCATGATCTGTAATGTACTCATAATGTAATTGAATTAAGTGATTATTGATTGATTGGCAAGTATGTGAATGAAGTCCTAAATGAAACGGATCGCTCAGTTTACAATTTAGGACTTCACTACTACTTGCTAAATGACTATAAGTGTTATATCATTAGGATATTTTACATATAGGGCTATTTAGTGTTACCTTTTACAGATTCGCTCAGTTGGAGATTGGGGAGTTGGTTGGTGAGTATAATCTTATTAATGATTGGTGGTGTACCCCCATGCCTGTCTGAATTTAGATTTTCCTTCTGGCAAGTATGGGGGGAGTAAATTAGTAGTATGGTAGTGCGTTTAACCCTCTTCCAGTTCTTCTAATGCAGCAGTAATAGCTTTAATTGTTCGTAATCGTTTTAATGTCTTAACGCCCAACTTACTATATCCCTCTACCAGTTTGGGGTACTTTGTAGATATGGTTTCTAACTCTTGTTTCTCACTATCTGACAACATAGCTCCCTTGTTTTTTAAGTCACAGAATCGTTTGAGGCAATCTCTGAATTGTTTGGGATTAAGAATATTCTTCATTATATCCTCGCCTGCAATATTCCATTCATAACCCTTAGCGACTGATGAACCAAAAGTTTCATAAGCCTCTTGCAATGCTTCTGCTGACCTATATATAATATGTATAGTCCAGTATATATAAAGTTTTAATTTGGCAATCATATCGTTAACCTCGTACTTATCGCCTCTCTTAACAATATAGGTGTCAGCACCTAACTTCTTAAGTTCAGCATCTTGTTGTTTTTGAGCATCCTCTCCTAACGTCTGTTCATTTAACTTCTGTACCCTTTCCTTTGCTGCGGCAAGTTCTTTGTCTAATTCTTGCTTCTTTACAGCTAATGGAACATAGTAATTAACTTTCTTAGGATTGAATATATGAACTATCTTATTCTTAAACGGATTAGTCTTGGTTCTTATGCGTCCCGCAATCTGGGGTATATCCATATCCACACTAATAAGGGTGTGCTTATTATATCCGTTACTGACAATGAAGCATAATGCTGTTTCAGAATGGAAGTCCACACCTTCAAATGCCTTACAGGTTACGAATGTAAAGCGTTTGGACTTAGAGGCAGAGTTAGAGATTTCAAAACCTTCTAATTTAGTGCTATTCTTCTCATTATCTGCGCAGATAACCCTACAGTCATCATTAGTGAGAGTGGTCTTATCCAGAATCTTCTTAATCTCCCTTACACTATTAACAAAGAAGTAAGCCTCTTCACTCTTTACGTCATCTAAGACAAAGTAACCTATATCTTGATACTGCTTGATAATATTAGCTGCTGTTTCATAAGCCTTCCCGCTTTTATATGGATATATAGTAATCTTGTCAATTGATTTCCAGTTCGCTACATATTCTGTCATATCCTTAAATATCTGGGGCTTAACAAAGTCTGGGATAGGAGTTGCTGATAAGAAACAATAGGATTTGAACTTATTATAGTGATCTAAAACTCCATTAACAGCTTTATGCCTAAACAGGTACTGCTTGAACAGGTCGTGATATTCATCTGTAAGGAGTTTGAACTCTTGCGGATTGATAAGAGATATTAATGCCTCTACCTTATCATAAGTGCAGATAATCTTCTTCACTCCCTCTTTGTTAAGGAACTTCTTTAACTTTGTCTTGGTGGAGACGGTGAATCTACCATATAAGCCAAACAAGTTAGCGTTTAGAGGACTAACACCTGAGACTATTTCAGATTTCTTCCAAACTAAATCCTTGTCATCCTTATCTTTACTTGGATAGCACTTATTGATTACTAAGTCTGTCGTAGGTACGGCAATAATATAATTCTTATTATTAGTAAGTGCTATAGTAGTAGCACCGCAGCCAGTCTTCACCTTATTGAAGATGCAATTCTCTGGGAAGTCTTCCATGATAAGAAAGCCATCCTTTTCTTTAATATCTAAGTTCATTATTATATATCTTTATTATATATCTTTGGTGATTGGAAATTAGTTAGCTGCAACCCCAATGATTAGACTTTAAATAGGTCTAAGTTCCAGATATTAGGATTATCTGCTATATTATATAGTGGAGAAAAACCACTTCTTGAAAATTCAGAGTAGAGAAGCCAACCTGTCACATTGGCTTTACTATTGGTAGACTATGCAACCTGTTCTTTTTTAATTACTCCATTATTCTTTAGGTATTGGGTAAGCAGTTCTGAATAGATCCCATTCACCTTGTCTAAGGTAATGGCCTCCATGAAGGAAACCATCTCGCTGTCTAAAGATTTGATGGTATTGATTACTCCTTCGATTCCTATCTTGTCTTGAGAAGCTTTAGGGGTATAGTTGGCGAGTTGAATGATAGCGTCAATCATGTAACGTTGCCTAATGAAGCCAATCTTGAACTTCTTGTCCTGTAAGGTCTCTATTATTAGGTCTCCCACAGACAAATCATATTCAAAACTTCCCGCTATCCCTAACATCGCTTCATTCCAAGTTTGTAAACTCAACAACTTACCCATGTTATAGTATTTAGTGATAACACTGACATTGGCTTTCAACTCCTTAGTCTTCTTAAAGACTTTCTTATAGAACTCCTGTTGAGTTGCTAACGCTGCGTTACCAGCTTTCTCCAGACCATTGAAGCTCCTGCTTAACACATTGTTCACTCCTCTATATTGGGCAAACTCCTGTAATGATGAGAACTTTTTAAGTCTGACATTCTTAATGGTAAGTATAGAGGTTTCCTTTACGGTTGCGTTTATATTGTACTCGTGACAGCTCTTCCATCTCCAATAGCCATATGAGGTATCAACTGGTACATAAACATTGGGGGTTCCTTTTGGGATAATGTTACCATTCAGGTCTCTTAATTCCTCTTCCGCATCATCGAACAGTTTAGCTTCAACCAAGAACAAAGGAGCATCTTCCAGTCGAGTATCTTCTATTAGTCGTGTGCCTTGTTTTACATTCACGTTGGTTACGTTCATGTTATAAAGGGAAGTGGCAATAATGATGTCTTTCTTTCTCTTGTCAATGATTTCCACTTCCTCGGTGGACTCTCTTACTTCCCAGAACTCCACTTTGGTGACAGGACGTTCAACCGCCTGTAATGCTGAAGCATAAGCTTTCTCTGCCTTGCTTACATTAGCTGTTGCAGACCTGACGATGTTACTATCCTCACCTTTATTATTGTCAAGGAACAGTCTCTTGTCCTCAAGAGCCTTGCGTGCCTCTTCTACCGCTTGTGCTTTAGTGATAGAAGATTTGTCGTTCACCGCTGTTGCTTCTAAGGTTTCTGTACTTGCTTGTACTTCTACACTATTGGTGTCGGTAACTTCTTTTACGACCTCTACCACATTTACTACTTTATTAGTATCCATGTTCTTTATTGTTTAATGGATTTATTACTTGTACCCTGCTACTGGAAGGGCTTACAGGTAATCTGTATTAAAGGTGCGCACCGTTTATCATTTGATTACGATGGCAAAAGTAGAGTGTATTTAGGTGGATGGAAAATAATTAAGGGCAAATGGCTTTAGGGAAAGCGGGTTGTATGGCTTTCCCTAAATGCCAATTATTTGATTATCAAAGTGTAGAACAGATGTAGGTTGAAGTGCTTGTAGGGGCATAGTCAGTACATTTCTTGATGGTATCTGCAATGTCCTTGCCTACGTCTTCTGGTTCTTTAATATATTTTTTGTCTCTCCAAATTATAGTACCATACCGTTTAATGAGGAAATTGGTCATATGTGTTTCTGGAGTAATAGAGGTTAGCTTATAACCAGTGTAGTAGAATTCTTTATCTTCTCCTACTATCTTTGAGAGGTAGAGGAACTTGCCTATAAAAGACATTCTGCTTGGTTGACGGACTTCTACATGATTGTAGAGGAAGTATCTGAATAGTTCAACGAAGAATTTCATCTTCTTAGTTCTAACTGTGCTTTCAACTACTTCTAAAGTTCTGTAATATATTGTATCTAAGAAATTATCTTCATTATCGTTCAGTTTAGCACAGAAGTCTTCAAATAGAGCTATCAATAAAGGATTGTTACTTGATATGGTATCTTCCTCACATGATAGAGTAAGAGAGTAATTCCTTGCTCCATTTTTGTTTATAAGTTGTGACATCCTGTTCGCTGTCTCACGAATTGTGTACTTCTCGCTCTGCATGGAATAAATGAAGCAACCGTTGGCGAAATCTGTAATAAATAGGAATAGTAACCAGAACTTATCAGCATTCAGTTTATAAATATTGAGTGTGTTTTGAATTTCATCATTGGATAAGTATGTATTATAAGCCTCTTTAAATTCTTCCATCAGAATTGGATGCCGTTGTTTAAATTGAGGTATTGCTATAGATACAGCCATCTCTTCAGCATCTCTTATAAAAGCATCTCTATCTTCTATGTTTTTTATATCCCTTAATTGTTGTTTATTGAGATAGCAATATTCCTTTGCTACATATATGATATATTCTAAGTTATCTGCCGTCAGTTCCATAAATTCTAAATTGTATAGGGCAAATGTATGAAATAAACCCCACCTACATCACTGCAAATGGGGTAATTTAAGAATTAGAGTAACTTTAATAATCAGCATCTCCTGTAAATGTGTCCATCAGCTTGTCCATCTGTTCACCAATGCACTTATCCATGAGTTTAGCATAGTGAGTAGTCATTCTGGTATTCGTGTGACCTAACATCTTAGAAACGACTTCCAGTGAAATATTGTTAGAAAGCGTGACCGTGGTAGCGAATGTATGGCGAGAAGTGTGGAATATACACGGCAAAGCAAGCGACAGCGAACAGGTAAAAATTAAACGTAAACCGTTAGAAATAAGCGATATTTCAGTATTCTGCCAAGTTGAGAAAATGCAAACCACAACGGAATATTGAGGTTGTTCAGTTACCAAACCGTTAGCCGGGCAGTTACCGAAACGGGAATAGGTAACAGAAAGCGATAAAAAGAAATCCTCACCGTTTTGTTTGCACTCATACACAGTGTTTTGCATATCAAGGGACGCTTATATGGCAAGTAAATTTGCACTTAAAAATATAAGCGTATGAAAGTAGTGAAATTCAAGGTGCTGCTCTACCTCAAAAAGAGCGGACTGGACAAGTCGGGCAAGGCTCCCATCATGGGACGTATCACGGTGAACCGCACGATGGCGCAGTTCGGTTGCAAGCTGTCCTGCACACCCGAATTGTGGAATCCACGTGAAAGCCGTCTGAACGGCAAGAGCAAGGAGGCGGTGGAAACCAATGCCAAGATTGAGAAGTTGCTGTTGGCGGTGAACAACGCTTTCGACAGCCTTGTGAGTCGTAAAGTGGATTTTGATGCCACGGATGTGAAGAATCATTTTCAAGGCAACATGGAAACGCAAATGACGCTCATGCGAATGACGGACGTTGTCTGTGATGACCTCAAAGCCCGTATCGGCATAGACCGCGCGAAAGGGACTTATCCCGGCTATCACTATATGCGTCTGACACTCGGAGAGTTCATCGAGCATCAGTACAAGGTCAAGGATTTGGCATTCGGGCAACTGACGGAACAGTTCATCCACGACTATCAGGCATTCACGATGGAAAACAAGGGATATGCGATAGACACCGTCCGCCATCATCTTGCCATCCTGAAAAAGATATGCCGTCTGGCGTATAAAGAGGGGTATGCCGACAGGAGCCATTTCCAGCATTTTACCTTGCCGAAGAAGACTGAAACGACCCCACGGGCATTGAGCCGTGAATCGTTTGAGAGAATCCGTGATGTGGAAATACCTGCTTACCGCAAATCCCACATGCTGGCAAGGGATATGTTTCTCTTCGGGTGTTATACCGGGGTCTGTTATGCGGATGTGGTCTCGATTACCCATGAGAACCTATATACGGATGAGGACGGGGCTTTGTGGCTGAAGTATCGAAGAAAGAAAAACGAACTCCGTGCCAGCGTGAAACTGTTGCCCGAAGCGGTTGCGCTGATTGAGAAGTATCACAGTGAGGACAGGGACACACTGTTCCCTTTATTGCATTGGCCAAATCTCCGAAGACACATGAAGGCGTTGGCGACATTGGCTGGCATTAAAGACGACTTGTGCTATCATCAGGCGAGGCACAGTTTCGCTTCACTGATAACGCTCGAAGCGGGTGTGCCTATCGAGACCATCAGCCGGATGCTGGGGCACTCCGATATTTCCACCACTCAGGTATATGCCCGTGTCAGCCCGAAAAAACTGTTCGAGGACATGGGCAAGTTCATAGAAGCGACCCAAGATTTTAAACTAACCCTATAACCCAAACAACGATATGCGAAGCACATTTTCATTATTGCCTTACATCAACCGCAGCAAAGTGAAGGCTGACGGTACGACCGCCGTACTTTGCCGTATAACCATTGACGGCAAGCAGACCGCCATAAGCACGGGAATCTATTGCCGTCCCGAAGACTGGAACGGCAGGAAAAATGAGATAAAGACCATCAGGGAGAACAACCGCTTGCGGGAATACCTGCGTCTGACGGAAGAAGCCTATGCCGAGATACTTAAATCGCAGGGCGTGGTCAGTGCCGAGATGTTGAAGAATCACATTTCTTTGAATAATATTCATCCGACCACCCTTCTACAGATGGGTGAATGGGAACGGGAGCGGTTGAAGAAACATTCCGAAGAGATTGATTCCACTTCTTCCTACCGTCACTCCATGTATTATCAGAAATACCTGACGGACTTTATAGCGTCCATCGGTAAAAAGGATATACCTCTTGAAGAAGTGACGGAGGATTTCGGCAAGTCCTACAAAGCCCACTTGAAGAAATGCAAGAACTTCGGGGTTTCCCAGACCAACCATTGCCTGCGTTGGCTGAACAGATTATTGTACCTTGCAGTCGATAAGGAGATTATCCGTGTGAACCCCTGCGAGGATTTGGAATATGAAACGAAACCTGAGGCAAGACACAGGTACATCAGCCGTGATGAGTTCAAGAAGATACTTTCCACACCGATGTATGACAAGCGGATGGAACTGGCAAGACGGGCTTTCATCTTCTCGAGCCTGACCGGACTGGCGTATGCAGACATACAACTGCTGCATCCCCATCATATCGGGACGAATGCGGAGGGCAGACGCTACATCCGCATCAACCGCAAGAAGACAAAAGTGGAGGCGTTCATACCCTTACATCCCATAGCGGAACAGATATTGTCGCTGTATAACACAACTGATGATGAGAAGCCCGTGTTTCCTCTTCCCAACCGTGATGCCCTATGGTTTGAGGTTCACGAGTTGGGAATAACCATAGGAAAAGAGGATAACTTGACCTATCATCAAAGTCGGCACAGCTTCGGCACTTTCCTGATTTCAGCGGACATACCCATTGAGAGCATCGCCAAGATGATGGGACACTCCAATATCAGGACGACACAGGGATATGCACGGATAACAGACGATAAAATCTCCAAGGATATGGACAAACTGATGGAGCGGAGAAAGAAAATATCGGCTGGCGAAAAGAAAGAGAATAGTAAATAACCATTATAAAATAGATGAATTATGAACAGAGGAATAATAACAATCAGTGAAACGGGGGTGGTCACCGTACCAACTGCCCCCGTGTGGATGACCCAGTTTGAGATAGCCGACCTGTTTGGGGTGTTCTCGTGCGACATCCGCAAGGCGATACGGGCAATCTACAAGAACAAGGAATTGAGTGAAACTTATACAATGAAGTATATCAAGCAAACTGACGGCATCAGCTATGATGTGTATAACCTTGAAATGATTATAGCCATTGCATTCAGGATATGCAGTAAAGAAAGTTTTCAGTTCAGACGGTTCGTAATAAATGAAATCTGCGCCTCCAAGAAAGGAAGTCCGACAACATTGTTCTTCTCTTGCGGTAAGGGCAGTAACCTATGGTATAGTTGAGGTTCATCCCGTCAGCCACCTGTTCCCGATGCTCGGATGCAAAGGTAGCGTGTGGCTTTGACGGCATTGGCAAGGTCAGGCGGCAGAGCCGTTTCAGGCAGAATCTTCCTCAAACGGGTTTGAGCGTATTCCGCCCGAAAACCTTGCCACTGCCATCCACACGCTTGAAAGGCATCCGGCAACGGAAACAAGCGACTGGCGGGAAATCAGAAGAAATAGAGGAACGGCTTACAGACGAAGCTAAACATTGATGCTTCATCTGTAAGCCGTTCCTTTTGTCTTTTTGCCGAAGTTCCATTGCTGCCGCAAACATAGGGCAGACGGCAAACTGCGCTCCTTCAAGAAAATCAGGTTGCCTTCAGTCGGTAGGCGGATTGGTAGCCGTCAGCCAGCATCCTTTCGATGTCGGATTCACGGTAGAGGATTTTGCCGCCCAACTGAATGTAGGCTATACGTCCCTCGTTGCGGTAGTCCTGAAGCGTCCGGCGGCTCACTTTCAACCGTGCCGACACTTCCTTGTCTGTAAAGAAACGCTCCCCGTTCAGTGTCGGGCGGTAGTTTGCGGTCAGATGCTCTACGTTGTCCAGCAGACGGTCAAGGCTGCCCAAGAAGTGGATTATCCACTCGTTGTCTTTGTTAATCAGTTCGTTCATATTACTTTGGATTTAGTGGAATTATTGTTATTACTCTATTCGGTTATCAGATTGTTCTGCCTTTGAACTTTGCTTCTTTTCGCCTGTCCTCCACGATGGAAACGATGCGTTGCACGTCTTCGGGACGGTAATAGGTCTTGTGGTTTATCTGCGAATAAGCCAACGTGCCGTTGTCCCGAAGCGTCTGCAAGGTTCGGGGGCTGATGTTGAGCATCCGGCACACGTCCTGATTGTCCATCCACTCGCTCATTTTCTTTTCGCCGTGACGATGGCAGATGGCATCCATACGGCTGACGAAGCGGTCGAACTTGGCGACCAGTTCCTCGAAGGTCTTTCTCTCGATTGATACGATTTCCATATTGTCTTTCTTTTAGTTGTTACTGTTTCTTTTGCCGCAAAGGAATATATAATCCGTTACCTGACAATAGGTTCCCCGAAAGTGGAAGCGTGTTGCGCTGATACGGCAGTCATTGTCCGGGATGCTGACTTCCCTTTGGCGGCTATCATTCCTTCTCCTGCAAAGAAATACATAATCCGGCATCCGGCAATGGTTTCAATCAGGTCTGGCAGCAAGTGGCACAGGGTGGTAGAGGTTGGCATTGGCTGGAGGCAGCGGTTATCCTCTTAATTCTAAAAAATAGAAAGGTGGCAAGGGGAAAAATAAGGGCTTAATTCAAATTCGCCTACGATTGAGTCTTTGCCCTTTCGGGCATATACATCCGGCAAAACGGTGAAGTCCTCACCGCTTTATCAACCGCCATAATGCAAAACCACACAAAATTGCCTAAGAGAATCCAAGTGCTTGACTGACTGTATTAAAGCACCTTACTTTGCTCCCGATAATCGGTCAAGGTGTTTACCAAGACCACAGTTAATAACTTAATCAATTTGTTTTTTACAATGAAGAGAGAACCAAACATTACAGAGCAGCAGGCTCGTGAAATCGTGGAAAAGATGGGACGTAGGGAATCCTACACTCCCAAGTCGATGAATGACATCTACAGACGTATCGGTCTGGAGCCGGATGAGCTGGAACTGCCCGGCAATACCGTTACGGAGGAAACGGAGACCGCTATGGCGGATGAACCGTCAAGTGAGGCGGTCGAGAAAACGGCAATGCCGCAGAAGCGTGTCAGCAGCAAGCAGCGCAGGTTGTCGTTGGAGGAGTACCGCGCCACCTACCTGAAAGTCCCGAAACTTGTCAACCGCAAGCCCGTGTTCGTCAGCGAGACGGTGCGTGACGAACTCGACAGGGTTGTCCGCTTCCTCGGAGGAAAGGGCATGAGCGCATCGGGGCTGATTGAAAACCTCGTCCGCCTGCACCTCGACACCTATCGGAACGACATCGAGCAGTGGCGCAAGCTCTGACGGGATTACAGAAAGTCGGTTGGGCTGGTGAATACACTTCATCGGCTTAACCGATACCCAAGATGAGTGAGTACACCCGGAAACAAATCCGACAGGCGGAGGATTTTTGTGTCCTCAAAGACACAGCAAGATATATTTTCAGTTACCCGAATAATTCTAAGTAACTGAAAATGCCTTCACCGCCGTGGGCAGAATTATCCTCCGCAGTCGGATAATTTCGGGGTTCATTAATCAAAGATTAAACAATGGACAAGCCATAAAATTGAAAAAATAAGAAGCATGAAAAAGAAGAGCAAGTACGGGAGAAATCCCAAGTTGAACCCGAAGACGCACTGCGTGATGGTGCGCTTCGATGATGTGGAATGGAGCAGGTTCCTGACAATGTACGAGGAATCGAACGTGTACGCGAAAGCCGTCTTTCTCAAGGCGCACTTCTTCGGGCAGAAGTTCAAGGTGCTGAAGGTGGACAAGACGCTGGTGGACTACTACACCAAGCTGTCGGATTTCCATGCCCAGTTCCGTGCCATCGGCACGAACTACAATCAGGTTGTCAAGGAACTGCGCATCCACTTCTCGGAGAAGAAGGCGATGGCGTTGCTCTACAAGCTGGAGAAGTGTACCATCGACCTTGTGAAACTGAGCCGGGAGATTGTGGAACTTTCAAGGGCGTTAGAGAAGTGTTACCAATCCAAATCGGACTGATATGGCATCGGTCAAGGTCAAGTTTCGCCCATCCACCATAGGCGGCAAGGAGGGCACACTCTACTATCAGGTGATTCACAACCGTGTGGTCAGGCAGATATATACCGACTATAAACTTTTCGCTTCGGAATGGGACTGCCATTCCGAAGCGGTCATCCTGCACCGTGTTCCAAATGAACAAGAGCGGAACAATCATTTGCTTTCGATAAGTTCACGTATCAGATGGGACAAAGATAGGTTGAACAAGATTATACAAGCCTTATCCCAATCCGGCACATTTGTGGCGGATGATATAGGCATGCGTTTTCAGGATAACAGACAGGAGCAATCGTTCAATGCCTACATCTGTCAGCAGATAGCAAGGCTGAAACGCTTGGGTAAGATACGCACATCGGAAACCTATACGGCGGCATTCCGAAGTTTCAACGGTTTTATGAATGACAAGGAGGTCTTGTTTAACCAGATTAGCGCTGACTTGATTGCGGAATATGAGGCTTATCTGAAAGGCAGAGGCAACTCACCCAATACAATATCGTTCTATATGCGCGTTCTGAAAGCGGTCTATAACCGTGCGGTGGAAGACGGGCTGACAGGACAGCGGCATCCATTCAAATCTGTTTATACAGGAATGGAAAAAACCTTGAAGCGAGCCATATCACTTAACGATCTTAAACGCATCAAAGGGCTGGACTTGTCGTTGAAGCCCAATCTTGACTTTGCCCGTGACATGTTCCTGTTCTGTTTCTACACAAGGGGAATGTCTTTCATAGATATGGCTTATCTGAGAAAGAAGGATTTGCAGAACGGTATCCTTTCCTACCGCAGACGAAAGACGGGGCAGCAACTTTTCATCAAATGGGAAAGATGTATGCAGGAGATTGTTGACAAATACCCGATAAATGAAACGGAATATCTTTTACCTATCATCACAAAAAGGAACAAGGATTATCGGAAGCAATACACCAACGAACTGCATAGGGTGAACCATCTGTTGAAGAAAATCGGAAAACAGTTGGACTTGTCGATACCCTTGACAATGTATGTCGGGCGGCACTCATGGGCAAGTATTGCCAAAAGCCGCAATGTACCTATCTCTGTCATCAGCGAAGGTATGGGGCATGATTCAGAGAACACCACGCAGATTTATCTTGCTTCGCTGGATACTTCTGTGGTGGACAGAGCTAATAAGAAGATATTGGATTTGCTGTAAAACCGTGAATGTTTTGCGAATCAGTCCAACGCTTGCCAAGAGACGGATATTATAATGCAAAGTTACGCAAAATAATGATTCTTAGCTCATAAAACGCTGAAAATCTAACCTATTGCCAAGTTTTTGTTTTGCAAAAAATACTGTATGTTTACCGAAATTCCACTTTAAAAATTCACAAACCACTCTGTTTCAACAAAATAATTCTTAGTAACCGTCTCTTGGCAAGAGATGAATAAGGAAATAATAAAATATCTGTAATAATGAGATTATTCGACATATTGAAAAGAAACGAACTTAACGCACCAGACTTAGACAAGTTAAATGTAATGTCACATAAGACCTTATATGCGACTTCCGGTGAACCTATGAGTATGTATGATGTAATCAGGCATTACTTATATATTTAATTGTAAAGCATTGAATTTTCAACTCAAATAAGATTTCGTTATGAACTTGTCCATTTCAATTGATACATGGGTTTGCTTATGTAGCATTTTTATTGTTTTTATTTTCTGTTCCATTATTGTATTTAGATATAGAAATAGTGAGAAATTAGTGGCTAATCGCCGGATGGTGGAATTTTTTCCCTCTTTGGTTTCCACCCTTGGTGTATTGGGTACATTTTGGGGAATAACCAAAGGTTTGATGGCTTTCGACACCACAGACCTTGATCGCTCTATCCCTGATTTACTTGATGGCTTGAAAACAGCCTTCTTTACATCTTTGGCAGGTATGGTTGGTTCTATGATTCTATCTGCTTTTATTAGTAGGAAACAAGATGAAAAAGACGGAGGTGTTTCCGACATAAATCAAGCCGCTGGTGAAATAACCAAAGCGGTAAAAGCGATGAGCGATGCCAATACAGAAACGATACACTCTATTCAGAAACAACTGACAGAACAAGAGGCTGACCGCAAGGCTTTTTACCGAACAGTTGGTGAGGTAATGTCTAAGATGTCGGAAACACAAAAAACTATGACCTCCGCCATTGACTCGTTGGTTGTTTTACAACGTAGCCAAGAGAACACTCTTGCTGATATAAAGGAAGTAAACTCTTCTATGCTTGTTTCATTTGGGAACCTTGAAGAAGCCACGAATGAACAAACTGTGTCTATTAATTCTGTATTGAAATATACACAAGAAGTTAGCGAGTATACGCATCATCTTGGAGAAATCCTTGATGTAATCTCTGGTATAAGTGGTACAGAAGACAAAATTAATGAAAAGGTTGGAAAACTAAAGGAAATAATACACGGCGAGGTCATTGAGATAGAAGATAATATGACCAAAACAAATGAGTTATTAGAAAGGAAATTCAATGAATTCACCGAACTCCTCAAGAAGAGTAATACCGAAGCTCTTGTCGATGTAATGAAAAAAGTGACCGAAGAATTTCAAAAACAAATGAACGCGCTTATTAACAAACTCATTCAAGAAAATTTTGACCAGCTTAATAAATCAGTGGAGAAACTCAATCTTTGGCAACAGGAGAATAAAGAAATGATAACCTCGCTTACTCGTCAGTACAAAGATATGTCTGATAATTTCGAGGCTACTTCTTCTTCACTTACCCGCGTAAAGGATGATACGTCTATTCTTGTTAGTGAAGGTGGTAAATTACACCAGCTTGTTGATGCGCTTAACCAAGTTATTATTGAGGACAAGAGGTTCATTGAAGTCACCAAGGAACTGCATGAAACTGCCAATCTTTCCAAATCTAATATGGAATCGTTTAACGAATCTACTCAAAAACTTAACGAATGGGTACGCAAACAACGTAATTTCGTGGATGGAGTACAACTTCTCATTGCGAAACTTGAAGAACTTAACAAAATACGTGATTATGGGGAACAATTTTGGCAAGGCACAAAAGATAAAATGGAAGAAGGAGTTGGTATCATAACAAAGGGGTCACAAACACTCAATTCGCAGCTTACTTCGCTTGACCGTCAATTCTATGGTCGCCTAAGTGCTACTCTTGCCGAACTTGATAACTGTATTACTAAGATGGTAGAACAAATAGGTAAACGCAGATAGATATGGCTAAAACGAATGTATGGTTGTCAGTTTCAGACCTTATGACAGGATTGATGGTGATTTTTCTTTTTGTTGCAATCGCCTACATTAGCCGTGTACAAAAGAATCAATCCGTCCTTACTGATTATGTGGAAACCAAGAATGAGTTGCACAATAAACTTGTTAAAGAGTTTGAAGGTGACACTCTCAAATGGCAAATGACAATAGGCAAGGACCTTACTATGAAATTTAAAGAACCGACAGTTCTTTTTGCTACAGGGTCATCAGAATTGACACCTCGTTTCAAGGAAATTCTAGAAGAGTTTTTACCCCGCTATTTCAATATTTTGTTAAATGACAGTTTACGTTCTAATATCCAAGAAATTCGTATTGAGGGACATACAGATGATGTACCGATGCCAAGTCGACATCCAGACCCCTATATAGCCAATGCCATGCTTTCCCAAGATAGAGCATTGGCGGTGGTTAAATACTTTCGCTCTATGTCACAGTTTGAAATGTATTCGGATAAACAGAAACAATTACTTGAATATTGGTTTACTGCCAATGGGCTTTCTTATGGAAAAGCTCTTGATGCAGATGGAGATTTTATTATTCGTTCTGGTAAACCTATAGACCGTACTTCTTCACGACGTGTGGAGTTTCGAATAGTTACTTCCGGTGATGAAATTCTTGAGAATTTTGTAAAAGAGAATACCAAATGAGCTTCGATTTTGACATAGACGCAGAGGAAGATTGGTTCTTCAATACTGACCCGATTTGTGACTTTCCTAATTTTAAGAAAAGCCTTACTGATATGGGAATACAGATTGGAACTGCTGGTGCTTGGCGTTCAGTCGGTACAGTTGATGTACTGCCTGAAGACATCGGTGAGCGCATTCTCTTTGAAGATGGTGGAATTTTTTATATTGATGATGAAGGAGTTAAACGCCGTGGTTTTATGTATAAGGCTCGTTTCTATTTTGAATGGCAGGGACATGTCAGCCAACCTAAGTTTCACGTTTGTAAATGCACAGCTATCGAAAACTTTGGACGGGAAGCTTACCGTTTTGCCAATGCAGAACCAATAAAAGTGTATTCTCGAAATGCTCATAAAGAAGTGGAAGTTGAGGGAATGGAACTATGTGGTTACTGCAAGCGTTTGTTGATGGATGAAGAAGCAATGCGAGTGAATGATTCCACCGATTTTGTAGAAATTCTAAAAGAAGCAGGGGATGTAGAAGAACCTGCTGAGTACGATGTAGATATTTTTGGTTATGTTAAAAATTGGGAAGAAATATCTCTCAACTATCGCACCAAAAAGAGTTTTACTTGTGAACGCTGTGGAACCCATGTTGAGGACGGTTTCGACCATTTTTATATGCAAACACACCATAAGAACGGTGTAAAAACAGATAATCGAGAAGGTAATCTTGAATGCCTGTGTATCAAATGTCATTCGGAAGTGGATGATACCCATCGCCGTAATTTTTCTTCTGCTGCTCAAAAGGTTTTAATAGAAGATTATATGCGCAAGTATCATGGGAAAGAATCTGATTCGCTAATTTCTCGTCTTATGAAAGCGGTGCGTAATCGGCAAGAGCCGCCAACAATAATAGATGATGAACTGCCTTTTTGAGTATACGATTAAATTATCGTTTCTGTACTTTGTCAAAATTATAGTGATTAATGAAACCTATGAAAACTACTGGTGGTAATTGATTCTATATATTTTTTATAATTTGGCAGAGAAATAACTCACAAATACAAACTGTTAATCAAATAAATTTTGTTACCTTTGCCAATAGATAAAGCGTTCTTTTGAATTACTGCAAAACGAGGTGAAATACAGAATTTTGCTGGTTTCTAAATCGTTACCTATTAAGCTGAAATATTTTGCAAGTGCTTGAATTTTAGCGAGAAAGAAAATACGCTATGTCTTCTGGTGTGAAATGTGATTCGCTTCTTTATATTGCATAATATTGCTATGTCTTTCAAGTACTTATTAACATCGGCAGGATCTTGGATTGGTAGTAGCTTATCACCACCTTTGTACTTATCCAATATCAACTTGGCAATTGGTAGGAGAGGTATTCTGGATAGAACACCAGTTTTAACTCTACGCTTTTTAATCCATATTCTGCCAGTACCATCTTTCTCAAAGTGTTCAGACGATAAGGTTTTAATATCTATATAACTAAGTCCAGTGAAACATCCAAACAGAAACATATCCTTCGCTCTCTCAAAGCGTGGAATAGGAGTGTCAAAGTTGATAACCTTCCTTAATTCTTCTTCGTCTAAGTAGTCAATCTCTACAGGTTCACGTTCCACCTTGTAAGCATTTACAGGGTTATAGGATATGTAGGAATTGGAAACTGCTAAGTTCAATAGCTTCTTTAAGAACTTTAAATGCTTGGTACTTGAATTCTGCCCCATCTTCTTCTCACCTAATAAGAAGGAATGTAGGCCTTGAATGAAACCTAAATTGATTTCTCGTAGATATAAATCCTCTCTGCCATATTTACTCTTAATGAACTCTTTTAATAATCTGCCAGTGTATTCAAATACCCAATAAGTAGCAGGTGCAACTGTCTTTCCTACCATTGCTTTACGTTCTGCATTATGTTCTTTAAGGATTTCAAGTAGAGATTTCTCTTTAAGAGTTTCCACTTTACCAAAGTAAGCATCTCGTAATAGTTCAGCAGTGATTATAAATCCCTTATCAAGTAGCTCAGCTTCTTTCTGGTATAGTTGAGCCTTTAAAGCTGTTATAAAGCTGTTGAGACTTTTAGCTTCTTCATCCTTCCCTCTAACCTGTTGCTTCGCTTTATCCCAGTTGGAGACTTTGACCTTCTTGCCAGTTGAAAATGAGCATCTCTCGCCATTAACAGTTAGCACTACTTCTATTGAAGCTGTGCCATCTTTCTTAACTCTGCTATCTCTTATGAAAAAGAGGATAGCGAATGAACTTCTTACCAT